TGGTAGTATTGTAGGTCGTTCAATGACTCAAGATGGTGGTATGAATCCAGGTAAAGTTCCAATACAAGAACTTTCTACTTCAAATGGTATGGGTAAAATACAATCACTTATACAAACTTATGAGTATTATTTAAAAATGATTAGAGACGTGACCGGACTTAATGAAGCTAGAGATGGTACACTTCCAGATAAGCAATCATTAGTTGGTTTACAAAAACTAGCAGCTGCTAACTCTAACGTAGCTACAAGACACATATTGCAAGCTAGTTTATACTTAACATTAAGATCTTGCGAAAATATATCATTAAGAGTTGCTGATGCTTTAATGTTTCCTATGACTAGACAAAGTTTAGCATCTAGCATATCAAGATACAATGTAGGTACTTTAGACGAACTAGCAAGTTTAAATATTCATGACTTTGGTATTTTTTTAGAGTTAGAACCAGAAGAAGAAGATAAACAAATATTAGAAAGTAATATACAGGTAGCTTTAAAAGCTGGTCAAATAGATTTAGAAGACGCTATAGATATTAGGCAAGTTAACAATTTAAAGTTAGCTAATCAAATGCTTAAGAAAAGAAGAAGAGACAAGCAAGCTAGAGATCAACAAGCTCAAATGGCTAATATACAAGCTCAAGCTCAAGCAAACTCTGAGTCTGCTGAAAAAGCAGCTATGGCAGAAGCTCAAAAGCAACAAATATTAACCGAACAAAAAATGCAGCTTGAAAAAGCTAAATCTGATTTTGAGGTTCAGAAAATGGAGAGAGAAGCTCAAATTAAGCAGCAGCTTATGGAGTTAGAGTTTAATTATAACATGCAGTTAACTAAAGCTCAGTCTGAATCTAAAAAGTTAAACGAAGAGCTTAAAGAAGATCGTAAAGACGAAAGAACTAGAATGCAAGCTACACAGCAATCAGAATTAATAGATCAAAGAAAAAATGATTTATTACCTAAAAACTTTGAATCATCAGGTAATGACACCCTTGGTGGATTTGGACTAGAGCAGTTTACGCCTAGATAATTATTAACTATTATATTATATTATGTCAGAAGAAATAAAAGAAACACCAACAGGTGAATTAGAACAAGGTGAGTTTAAGATAAAGAAAAAACCTGGTAGACCAAAAAAGTTTACTAAAAAACAAGAAAACGTAAAGATAGACTTATCTAAGGTTGACAAAGAAGAGGAAGACGTTACAAAAGTTGTAGTTGAAGATAAAAAAGAAGAGGAAGAAGAAAAAGTAGTTGAACAAGTTGAAAGTAAAACTGATGAAGATGTTAAAGAAAACGTTGAAGAAGCTTCATCACTACCTATTGAAGAGATTACAGAAGAAGTATCACAAGAAATAGAAGAAACTGAAAAAGAATTAAAAGAAGCTGTAAGAGACGAAAAAGTTTTAGGAAAACAGCTACCAGAAAACATTGAAAAACTTGTTTCTTTCATGGAAGAGACTGGTGGTACAGTTGAAGACTATGTTAGACTTAACACAGATTACACTAGTGTTGATGATAACGCACTGCTACACGAGTACTATAAAAGAACTAAACCACATTTAAACATAGATGAAATTAACTTTATAATGGAAGATAATTTTTCATTTGATGAAGACGTGGATGAAGAGCGAGATATAAGAAAAAAGAAACTTGCTTTTAAAGAAGAAATTGCTAAAGCCAAAAACTTTTTGGAAGACACTAAGAGTAAATATTACGACGAGATCAAGTTGAGACCCGGCGTTACTCAAGAACAACAAAAAGCTATGGACTTTTTCAATAGATATAACGAAGAACAAAAAATGGTTCAAGAGCAACACGATAAATTTAAAAATAATACTAAAAACTTTTTTAACCAAGAATTCAAAGGTTTTGATTTTAACTTAGGTGAAAAAAAGTTTAGATACGGTGTTAAAGATAAAGACTCTGTTGCTAATAATCAATCAGATCTTACTAACCTAATCGGGAAGTTCTTAGATAATAACGGTGAAATTAAAGATTATAAAGGTTATCACAAAGCTATTTATGCAGCGCAAAATTCTGATACTATTGCCAATCATTTTTATGAGCAGGGTAAAGCCGATGCTATTAAAGATATGATGGCTAAGTCAAAAAATATAAACAATGAACCAAGAGCTACGTCTACTGGTGATGTTTATATAAATGGCATGAAAGTTAAGTCAATTAGTGGTGTAGATAGTTCTAAGTTAAAATTAAGAATAAACAAAAATAAATAATTAAAATTTATCAATTATGGGATTAGACATAAGTAATGCTCCTGGTTTAACACCTCACCATAAACAGATGACTTTGCAAGAGAATTACTTGCAATTTGATTCTGCTTCAGGTGGTGGTACTTTTGCTCAGCAATATCTTCCTGAGTTATATGAAGCAGAAGTAGAAAGATTCGGAAACAGAACGTTATCTGGATTTTTAAGAATGGTTGGCGCTGAAATGCCAATGACATCGGATCAAGTAATTTGGTCTGAACAAAATAGGCTACATGTAGCTTATGATGGCTGTACTAATAATAACGCTGGAACAGTTTTAACAGTTCCATTAGAAGATGGAAAACAATGTGCTGTTAGAAAAGGCGCTACTTTAGTAATGTCTAACGGTGTAAATACTGTTAAAGCTAAAGTTAGAGATGTTTCAGCAGCGAGTGGTAGTGCTGGTTCTAAAACTTGTACTGTAACCTATGATACATACAAAGTTGCTGACGGGACTTCTTTAGGTGCCGCTGCTGCAGGCGCTGTAATCAAAATATTTGTTTACGGTTCTGAATTTGCAAAAGGAACTTCAGGTTTGGATGCTTCTGCTAACACAGCAACTTCTGGAGTTACTGCTATTCAACCAACTTTTACACAATTTTCTAACAAGCCAATTATATTAAAAGACATGTATGAGATTAATGGATCTGATACTGCTCAAATTGGTTGGGTTGAAGTTGCTACTGAAGACGGAACATCTGGATATCTTTGGTATTTAAAAGCTGAGTCTGAAACTAGATTACGTTTTGAAGATTATCTTGAAATGTCAATGGTTGAAGCTGAGAAAAAAGGTACTAGTGGTTCTTCTCAATTAGCTACAGATAAAACTGAAGGTTCTGAAGGTTTATTTGCTGCTATAGAAGATAGAGGTAATGTATATAATGACTTTGCTGGTGCTGCTGCTCCTGGAGCTGGTGCATTAGGTGATTTTGATGCTATCCTTAAGCAATTAGATTCTCAAGGCGCTATTGAAGAAAATATGTTATTCTTATCAAGATCTACTGCTCTTGATTTTGATGACATGATTGGTGCTATGGCTGGATCTAGCTATGCTTCTACACAATCTGCTTCTTACGGATTGTTTGAAAACGATGGTGACATGGCGCTAAACTTTGGATTCTCTGGTTTTAGAAGAGGTTCTTACGACTTCTACAAAACTGACTGGAAATATCTAAATGATGCTTCTACAAGAGGTTCTATTAGAGACATAGACGGTGTAATGATTCCTGCTGGAACTTCTACAGTTTATGACCAAATGTTAGGACAAAACATAAGAAGACCTTTCTTACACGTAAGATATAGAGCTTCAGAAGCTGACGATAGAAGAATGAAATCTTGGGTTACTGGTTCAGTAGGCGGAGCTTATACTTCTTCTTTAGATGCTATGCAACTACATTTCTTATCTGAAAGATGTCTTTGTGTACAAGCTGCTAATAACTTCGTGTTATTTAAGTCAACTGTATAATTATTAACATTTAAAAGAATAGAAATTATGGGATACGTAAAAGTAAAGAAAGCTGCAGGTGCATTTGATCTTGTATGTGCAGAAAATGTTGGTACAGTTAAAGCTTCTGGAACGGGAACTTCATTAAAAATTGCAATAGCATATATTGGAGGAGCTTCTGACAGTGACATTCTTACACTAACTTCTACTAATGATGGTAGTACTGGTGGAGGATTTGTTCAAGCAGATGTTCAGAATTTAGTTGAAGCTATTGGAAAAATTGGTGGAGGATCGGGAACGATTGAAGTCAGTATGTCTAATACTTTAGCTAGTGCTGCGTTAGCTTAATCAAAACAATAATAAGATCCCGCTTCGGCGGGGTCTTTTTTAATTATTATATTATATTATATTATGGAAACAAAAGAAAATAAAAAACCAGAAGCTAAAAAAGCTGAGGTAAAAAAAAATACTTGGGAAGTTAAAGACAGGTATTACCATTTATTACACGGTAAATCACCTTTAACACTTAGGATTAACTCAAGGCATTCAATGAGAAAACCTTTAATGTATTTTGACGAAGAAAAGGGTTATAATAGAGAGTTAAGATACGCTACAAATATGAAAAGTCCTTTTGTAGATGAACAAGTAGGATCTGTGACACTAGGTCATATAGTGTTTAAAGACGGCGTACTTATGGTACCAAAATCAGATATTGCTCTACAAAAAATGCTTTCATTATATCATCCAAATAGAAACAAACTTTACTCTGAAAAAGATGATGTTCAAGAAGCTGTAGAAGATCTTGATTACTTAGAATTAGAAGTAGAAGCTATGAACACCGCTATAAGTATGGATGTTGATCAAGCTGAAGCTATATTAAGAGTTGAAATTGGTTCTAGAGTATCTAAGATGAGTTCTAAAGAACTTAAAAGAGACTTAATGCTATTAGCTAGAGAAAATCCAGAGTTGTTCTTAGATTTAGCTAACGATGAAAATGTAGGTCTTAGAAATTTTGGTATTATAGCTGTTGAGGCTGGTGTATTAAAATTATCTCAAGATCAAAGAACTTTTTCTTGGGCTAGCAATGATCGTAAACTAATGAACGTACCTTTTGATGAAAACCCATATTCGGCTTTAGCCGCTTGGTTTAAAACTGATGAAGGAGTTGAAGTTTACAAAACAATAGATAAAAAGCTTAAATAACAAGTGATAATAAACTAGGGTGGTTTTACGCCACCCTTTTTTTTAAAAATATTAAAATGGCAATAAGCGTAGATACAGTATATAAAACAGTATTACTTATACTAAATAACGAGCAGCGTGGTTACATGACGCCAGATGAGTTTAATAAGATTGGTACACAAGTTCAAAGAGAAATATTTGAAAGGTATTTTGAAGACTTAAACCAACAACTACGTATACCTCAAAGCGATATGGAGTATTCTAATCGCGTAGCCATTACAGATGAAAAAATTGCAGAATTTAAAACTGAATCAGACGCTATTTCCACAGGCGCAAACACGTTTACCTTACCTAGTGATTTATATAGGTTAGGTTCTTTAACACATGAAAGACCTGGTTTTATGCCGGTTGAAGTTCAAAGAGTTGGTAGAGCAGAATTTTACAACATAAGAAAATCTCCACTTACTACACCAACTAATTCAAAGCCAATATATTTATACGAAGATAACAAAGTTGAAATATACCCTAACACTATAGTTAGGGGTATTAAATCTCAATATGTAAAAAAACCAAATGACGTTAGATGGGGGTATGAAATTGGTGATTTAGGTCAATACTTATATACTGAGTACAAGTATAATCCAAATGATTTAGTTTCAAACTCAGTAGTTACAATAAAACAAAATGTTATTAGTGGCTCTACATACTCATCATCTGCAATATCGCAAGACAACACAAGTGGCGATGGTAGCGGAGCTACTTTTTTATTTCAACTAGACAGTGGGTCTGGCTATGTAACAAGCGCTTTAATAAGTAGTATTGGTTCTGGATATAAAAACGGTGACACTGTTTCGTTTGATTCTAGTAATTTTGGAACTACAGGGCAAAGTCTTATACTAGAGTTATCAGATGTAAACTTTATGTCATCTACTACTAAAGGTCGTGTTGACTTTGACTTACACAACTCTGAGCAAGTTGAAGTAATATTAAATGTTCTTTTTTATGCAGGTGTTGTCATAAGAGATCCTAGCATAATTCAAACAGCTACACAAAAAATTCAACAAGAAGAAGTAAACGAAAAATCTTAATAAATGGGACTATTAACAGAAACTAACGCGCAGTATTACTCAGGACAAAAAGATTTTGGACTATTAGACAACATGGCTTCTTTGGGAAGTGAATTATCTTTTGATGTTTCTAGTTTTAACATAGATTTAATAAGTGCCTACGATAACACTGGTCTTCAAACAAGCTCTAACTCTAATTACACTATATATTATAAAGTTGGTAAAAGAGTTACGTCTTTAACAACTTTAAATACTGGATCTGGATATAGTATTGGAACTGTAACACCTGTTACTGGAGGTACTGGAACTGGTTTAACCGTTAAAGTAACCTCAACTAGTGGAGGTGTTGTTATAGAAAAAGCAGGATCTGGCTACACAAACGGAGACGTAATAAGCGTTCCTAACAGAAGTGGTAATTCTGCTGAATACATTTTAGTTGTTTCAGCTCCTGGTGAATATACGGCTTTAGGTGAAGAGTTGTCATATGTGTAT